GGACAAGGTGTGGACGAAGAAGCAGCTATTGCTAAGAAAACTTTATTAGGACAGTAATTAATGAATGGAGATTTAGTAACTAAAATTATTTCCAAGCAGGAGTCTTTAAAATCATTTAGAACTCCATGGGAAAACCTTTGGCAGGATTGTGCAGAATATGTAAATCCTAATAGAGGAGACTTTTCTACACTTCGTTATAGAGGTGATACAAATAGATATGAAAAGATATTTGATACAACAGCTCCATTAGCTAATGAAAATTTAGCATCGGGTCTTCACAGCTTTCTAACTTCCCCTTCGCAAAGATGGTTTGTATTAAAAACTTTTGATGATCAACTAAACAGAGAACTTCCTGTTAAAACATGGCTAGATACAGTTACTAATATATTATATGATAGAGTTTTTAATATTCCAGAAACAAATTTCAATTCCCAAGCACATGAACTTTATTTAGACTTGGGCTCCTTTGGTACAGGTGTGATGATGGTTCAAGATAAAGCCGGAGCACCTATATCTTTTAGAACTTATCACTTAGCTGATTGTTTTATTCAAGAGAATGATGCAGGTGTTGTTGATACATTATATAGAAAATATAAAAGAACTGGAAGACAATTAATAGAAAGATTTAAAGAAAATGTTCCTGAAAATGTAGTTAAGATTTCACAAAAAGACCCTTATAGAGAATTTGATGTTATACATGCAGTTGAGCCATCTGAAACTTATGGTATGCCTATCAAAAAGAAAACAGAGAAGAATTATAAGTCTTGTTATGTTTTAATTGAAGAGAAAGCATTATTAGAAGAAGGTGGTTTTGATGAATTTCCATATATGGTTCCTCGTTGGCAAAAAGTTGCTGGTGAGATATATGGTCGTTCTCCATCAATGACTTGTTTACCAGATATTAAAATGGTAAATCAAATGATGAAGACAGTTATTAAAGCTGCGCAAAAAGTTACCGACCCTCCCTTACTTGTACCTGACGATGGATTTATATTACCTGTAAGAACTGTTCCTGGTGGATTAAACTTCTATCGTTCAGGTACACAAGATAGAATTGAACCATTACAAACTAATGCTAGATTAGATATAGGACTAGATATTATTCAGAATAGACGTGAGCATATATTACAATCATACCACGTGGATTGGATGCAATTACCTGATGGCAAAAATCAAAAGAATGGTAATATGACTGCTACTGAAGTTGTAGCTAGACAAGAAGAGAAAATGAGACTTATGGGTCCAATGGTTGGTAGATTACAAGTAGAATTTTTAGGTCCCCTTATTGATAGAGTATTCCAAATTTTATCTAGAAGAAGATTAATTCCAGAAGCTCCTTCTGAACTAGAAGGTATGGAAATGAAGATAGAATATGTATCACCTATTGCTAAAGCTCAAAAATCTAATCAAATGTTTACTATTACTAGATTATTTGAAAGTATGGCACCATTATTACAAGTTAAACCTGAGTTACTAGATAATATGAATGTGGATGAAACGTTTAGATACTTCCACCATTTATTAGATGCTCCACCTCAAATATTAAATGAAAAAGAACAAGTTGAGCAGGAAAGACAAGCTAGACAAGAAGCACAACAGCAAATGATGGAGGCTGAGCAAGCTAAGATGGAAAGTGAAGCAGGTAAAAATGTTGCTGATGCTAACCTAGCACAAAGAGAGGCAAATCAAGTTGGCTAAAGATAAACTGGGATTAGAAAAATTACATGAACACTATAAAGCAGTGTTTAATACAAAAGATGGTGAAATAGTATTAGATCATCTTTGTAAAACAGGATTCGTATTGGATACTACGCATGTACCGAACGATTCGCACGAAACAGCTCACAGAGAAGGTATGAGACGTATCGTTGTGTCAATACTCAAGTTTCTAGGAAAGAAACCTGAGGACTTTAAAAACATGATCAACCAGGAGGCAATAAATGAGTGATCAAGAACAAACTGGGTCCGTATTAACGGGTAGCTCGGACGCTCCAGCGGCAGAGGCGCAAGCACCTGCAGATTGGAGATCTGGGCTTCCTGACGAAATACGAAATGACCCTTCGCTATCTGACATTAAAGATGTTGGAAGCATGGCCAAAAGTTACATAAATGGCCAAAAACTAATAGGTAAAAATAGAATAGCTTTACCAGGAGAAGGTGCTACTGATGAAGAAATCAGTTCCTTTCATAGTCAATTAGGACGACCTGAAAAAGCTGACGGTTACCAATTTGGAGATAGACCTTCCCTTCCAGAAGGAATGGATTATGATGAGGGATTTGAAACACAATTCAAAGACTTATCTTATAAAGCAGGTTTAACTCCTAATCAAGCTAAAGCTATATATGATGGATACCATGAATATATAGGTAAGAAAGCTGAACTATCAGGTGAATCAGATGGCCAAAAAGCGGCTGAATGGGTTACAGGATTGAAAAAAGAGTTCGGTAAAGCTTATGATGAAAGAATCGATCTTGCTAAAAGAGCAGTTGATTCCTATGGAGATGACAGTCTAAAACAATGGTTACACAGCACGGGTAATGGAAATAATCCGATGTTTGTTAAACTATTTGCTAAGATTGGAGAAGGTATAGCCGAGGGCGGAACTGATGCTGCTCAAGCTAGATCTTTTGTTATGACTCCGCAACAAGCCCAGCAAGAAATTGCTAGGTATAATAGGGATCAGACTTTTATGACGGCGTATACATCTGGAGATCACACAGGGCATAGAGAAGCAGTCGCTAAAATGGACGGCTTATATAAACTAGCGTACCCTGATGAAACTCCGGTTACGCCAGGATAAAAAAAGATTGTACGAATTTATCTACTAGTTATATAGTAGATGATGATGGGTAGCCGAAAGGTCCATCCGTCGACTGTACCCACAGACGTAAACAAGGGAGAAAATGTCTAAGGTTATACTTGGGTAGCGTTTTCGATTAATAATAAAACAATGACTAACGGAGGCAAAATCGTATGTCAACTCAAATAACAACAGCTTTTGTCAATCAATACAGAGCTAACGTTGAGCACCTTTTACAACAAAAAGGTTCAAAACTTAGACCTTTTGTAAGGGTTGAATCACAAAAAGCAGAGTTTGAATACTACGATCGTATAGGATCTGTTGATGCGGTAGAAGTTACTTCTAGACATTCTGACACTCCCCTAATCTCAACTCCTCATGATAGAAGACAAATATCATTGAGAGATTTTGATTGGGCGGATATGATAGACAGAACTGATAGAATAAGACTTCTTATCGACCCGGCATCTCCTTACGCACAAAACGCCGCTTGGGCACTTGGCAGAAAAATGGATGATATTATCATCGAAGCAGCATTTGGAACAGCGAAATCAGGTAAAACTGGTGGAACTTCAGTTTCTCATGATGCAGCAAGCCAAATTGCTGTAAATTACGTAGAGTCAGGAGGTGCGACAAACTCGGGCCTTACAATAGGAAAACTTAGAAAAGCGAAACAATTATTGGACGCGAATGAGACTGATCCTTCAGATCCAAGATTCGTTATCGTAACTTCTAAGCAAGTCACTGATCTGTTACAAACTACTGAAGTAACTAGCTCTGATTTTAATACAATCAAAGCTTTAGTTGCTGGTGAAGTTAGTACGTTCATGGGCTTCAACTTTGTAAGAACTGAAAGAGTTGCGACTGACACTTCTTCTCACAGAAGAGTAATTGCTTATGCTAAGAGTGGTCTTCTTATGGCTGTTGGCGCTGATATCAATGTTGATATTGGACCAAGACGAGACAAAAGAAACTCTACCCAAGTATATTGTTCAGCTTCTTTCGGGGCAACTCGAATGGAAGAGGGCAAAGTGTTAGAAATTAAGTGTGCAGAATAATAGGAGAAAAACATGGCTGTAACAACTCAAAAAAGTACTGAGTATACAAACGCTACTGCTAATCCTGTTGTACAGAATGCTGTTCATGATTACCATGGAAGAGTAAGAATTGCTTACTTTACATGTGATCAAGACGGAGCTGGAGACGCAACATCATCTGTTGCTCTTTGCTCTTTACCAGCAGGCAAAGTGCGTGTTCTGTTATCATCTTCAAATGCTTATGTAAATTGGACTACTGGTTCAGCTACATTAGATTTAGGATGGGACGCTTATACTAACACAGACGGAACTGCAGTTACTGCAGATCCTGACGGTCTTGTAAATGGCTTGAACGTAGATACTGTTGGCTACCAAAATTTTGGTGCTGGCACAACTGCGACAGGTGGAACTCATCTTTTCGAAAGTCAAGGTGGAGTTGTACTTAGAGCTACTTCTCAAGATACGGCAATTGCAAGTGGAGACGATCTAGTAGGCTACATGATGTATGTAGTAGACTAATAACTCGATCTAAGGGGGTTTAGCTATTGCGGCCCCCTTGGTTACTAAGGAATAATATGGCGACAACAAAGATAAATATTGTAAATAGAGCTTTAGGCTTATTAGGAAATGAATTTATAACTTCATTAACAGAAGATACTAAAGCTGCACGTTTTTCAAATGAATTATTTGATGATACTAGAGATGCAATTTTTAGATTACACCCTTGGAATTGCTGTATTAAAAGAGCTTCATTATCATTATTAGGAAGTACACCAGCATATTACTTCACAAAACAATTTCAATTACCAACAGATTTCATAAGAATACACCAACCTGAAGACGATACTGTAGAATATAAAATAGAGGGGGATAAATTATTAACTGATCAAGATACTTATAAATGTACATATATATTTAAAAATACTGATGTAGGTACTTATGATGCATTACTAGTCGAAGTTCTTGCATTAAAATTAGCTTGTAATTTAGTTATGCCTTTATTACAAGATTTAAGAACATTAGACGCAATGAATAATTTATATTATCAAAAACTATCTGAAGCAAGATCTGCAGATGCTACTGAGGGAACTCCTGATGGATTAATCTCAGATTTTTGGTTAGAATCAAGAACATCAGGGTCTGCTTTAAGCGATTATAGATGGAACAAATATACGACGTAAAATGACATGGCTGAATCATCACCAATTCTTACAAACTTTACCTCTGGAGAGCTTAGTCCGAGGCTAAATGGCCGTATAGATATGGAGAAGTACTAT